CTTATCCTCATCCACAACCCGATCCGATGCCTCATCCCAAACCTAGCCCTATGCCTTATCCTCATCCACAACCCGATCCGATGCCTCATCCCAAACCTAGCCCTATGCCTTATCCTCATCCACAACCCGATCCGATGCCTCATCCCAAACCTATTCCTATGCCTTATCCTTGTCCCAACGATGACCCACATCCAATTCCATATCCATATCCATATCCATACCCATACCCTATGCCATATCCTCTTTATCCATTATAAAAAACAAAACAACCCAAAAACAAAACCAAATTATATAAAACATAATGCGTAGATAAATTCTATGCATTATATATGAAGAACCAAAAACAAAAACAATCAAAACATCCAAAACAAAACATATGTGATAAAAAAATGACATTTCAGGAATGCGAGTTGACAATATTAAGACATGCCGTTGATGAAGCTGAAAAAAAAGTAGGGAAGATGGCAGTCAATTCTACAGATATAAAGCAAATATTTTCAATAGTAGAGAATTTTATAAGACATAAAAAATTAATTCCTTATGGAGGTATAGCAATTAATGCAATTTTACCCAAATCAGATCAATTTTATAACACAGATATAGAATTACCAGATTATGATTTTTATAGCCCAAATGCTTTGGAAGATACAAAGGAGTTATGTGATATTTATATGAAAGCGGGATTTATAGAAGTAGAAGGGAAACCAGGTGTGCATCAGGGAACATTTAAAGTATTCGTCAATTTCATTCCAGTCGCAGACATTACCTATTTACACAAAGACATTTTTAACGAGTTAAAAAAGGATGCAATCAAGGTGGCGGGAATATTATATGCTCCTCCCAATTTTTTAAGAATGTCAATGTATTTAGAATTATCGAGGCCGTCGGGGGATACTACTCGTTGGGAAAAAGTCGCAAAAAGATTGGCATTATTAAATAAACATTATCCCTTACATGGTAAGGATTGTGATACAAGGGATTTTCAGAGAGAGATGGAAAATAAAGCGGACGAAGATATTATATTTGAAACGATAAAAAACACATTTATAGAACAAGGAGTTGTATTTTTCGGAGGGTATGCCATGTCAATGTATTCGAATTATATGCCAAAAAATCAACAAAAGCATTTCAAAAAGGTGGCCGATTTTGATGTATTGTCAGAAGACCCTGATACGACGGCTACTATTTTGAAAGAACGTTTAAATGATGAAGGGATTAAAAATGTTAGAATAGTAAAACGGCCCGCTATAGGTGAGATAGTTGCCCCACATTTACAAATAATGATTGGAAAGAATGACACAGTTGCATTTATATATCACCCAATAGCGTGTCATAGTTACAATATGATACATATGCATAGTCAGGAAATAAAGATAGCCACGATTGATACTATGTTGAGCTTTTATTTGGCTTTTTTATATTCAAAACGAAATTATTATGATGCAGAACGCATTTTATGCATGGCTCAATTTTTATTTCAAGTACAACAGCATAATAGATTGCAACAAAAGGGTATTTTAAAGCGATTTAGTATAAATTGTTATGGGCACCAGCAAACATTGGAAGAAATGCGTGCCGAAAAATCAGAAAAATATAAAGCGTTGAGAGACAAGCCAAATGATCCGGAATATCATCAATTTTTCATGAAATATAGGCCAGCGGACAAACAACGCAAACAAAATAAAACACAAAAAATAGAGAAAACAGAGAAAACAAAATCAAAAAAAAACAATATGCGACGAAGCAATAAAAAACATTCGAAAACAAAGAAATCTGGAATATTTTTTTAGAAGAAAGAAATAAACAAATAGATTAAAACTGATGGTCGTGAAGCGATAAGCAGTATCCCTACAGCTCCGCAGTGAAGAAACATTCTCCATTCTTACGTAAACAATATAATATTTGTTTACCTAAGCATAATCTTGCAATCAATTCTATATCAGTGGCAATCATATTACTCGGGGTAGTATAATCATATGTGATTTCATCCCCATCATCTATAATTTTATAAGAACTATCATTCACATAGTCTCCAATAAGGTCTTCACATATTTTTATTTTTTTCTCCACCATATCAATATGTGATGCGTCAAAATGATATGTGATTTCGCTATCAGATATGTACCATGTACCATCCGAATCATCTTCATCATACAATTCTACATCTTCATCTATCATAGCTTGTTTATGTTCTTCATAAGAAGAATAACAATCGGTGCAATATATGTCCGTTGCTAAATCACCAGAATCCTCGCCGATTTTGCTACTCTCCTCACTCCGTAGTGCCACTACGGAGTTGGGTGAGTGATTGAACTCTGTAGTGACTGCGCAGCGCGCAGGCGGCTGAAGGAGTTCACAAGAACAAACGTAAAAGTTTCTCACAGGTGTGTAATCTACGCCGAAGCAACTAGCATCATCACTATTTTGGAAACCAAACCAAAATTTTCCAGATATTTGACCAAAGTAATGGCGTCCCATTATGTATTAGGTATTATGTATGTTATATGATAAAGTATAAGATATATAATGATATCAATTTTATTTTTTATGGAAAACTCTACAAACTATAATTTTCGATCAAAGTTATATAAATCTCTCTCATTATTTTGACACACATTTTACATACAACAAACTCTCCCATATTTTCAGGAATATACTGCCGAATGATGATATAAAAGTATATACTATAAAATAGTAGCTTTTCCACTGCCACCTTTGAAACCCTATTATGAATAAGATGTTTGATAGACCAGTCATTGACATAACTGCACATTTGCGTATTCGTTTGTTTAATAAAAAAAAGATGCACATCTAATAATCCCGCAAGAATTCTATGAAAATTCGTTTTTTCATTTTTAACTGAAAATAAAGAACCAATCTTGTCATTACCGAACAAATCCAAGTACAATATTTTTTTGTTTGGACAAGTAGGCAATATATATGGGTTAAACCCATCGCAATATTTATTTTTATATGCCACAGAACCATCAATAATAAATGGAAAGAAACATGATTTGCGGATGGTTTCAAAAATATCAGCTTTATTCTTGTATTTATATTTCACTATTTTTTTACATTTTTCAACATTATAATATGTTATATACACACGATTTGTCATAGTATTGCAAATATCATCAGGCATGATAGCGTCCAATTTCGCAAATACTAAGTCAAATACATTTAACGTAAAATGAGTCTTGAAGTGATCAAGCAATATATCATAAATTTCAGAAGCTAGATGTAGTGCATTTAGATGGTATAAAATAGCAGCGATGGAACCGATACTGCACCCCGAAATTTTGTCTACATGAATAAAATGTTGATTTTCCATTTCTTTCAAAAATAATAAAGCGCCTATGAGATAGCTACCATTAAAAATACCTCCATCTAAAATGAGGTCAATTACATCACTTGTTCCCTTCTTACGGCTAGAATTCTCAGGTAAATTTTTAATGAGTGTTTTGATATATTTGTCGATCATATAGTATAGTATAGTATAGTATGTATAGTATACATATTATACATATTGTTGTAGAACGAGTTGTTCATCATATTTTAACATTCGTCATCAGTCTCTCCATAAATTTATCAGAGTCATCCTTATACATAATATAAACATTGATAATTTCTGCGGGGGAATAAAAGCCCTCCGATATTTTTTTCAATTTATCTTCGTCTATAGGTTTATTATAATATTTTTGAAACATAATGCTGATGGTATTGTGCGATGCGTTACTCAATAGTAAACTAATATCAATGCGTCCAGGTCTTATTAAAGCAGGGTCTAATTGATCCCAGTGATTAGTAGCAATACACAAAATTCTACCAGGTGTCTCTTTAATCCCGTCCCATAAATCTAAAATATCATCTAGGGTAATAGGTTCTTCATCCATATGTTTCAGCGATGTTGACATAATTTTACTAGAATCATTGTTACTATCTACGATCGTTTTCAACACATCTTCCATAGATAATGTATTGACTGGACGAATGGTGGAGTTATCCAAATGTCTTTTCTTTACTATGTCGCTAATGCAATCAATATCGTCAATAAATACTATTTTATCTGAAAACCCGACACTATTTTTTTTATTATTAGCATTATATCTGTCTTCAAAAAAGAAGTCTATCAGCTGTCCTTTGGTTTTTATTATTTTTAAGGACAATGAAATGATATGTCTTCCTGTTAAATTAGCCAAACATTTTACTAGCGACGTTTTACCTGTACCCGGTGGGCCGTGTAACCCAATACCGAGTGTATATGGTATACCCATATCATAATACCATTTTCTATTATTCAAAAAAAAGGTGATCTTGTCAATAATATCTTGTTTGTGTTCAAAAAACATATTGTCAAAAGTTCTACTACTTTCAAACGGATGTTCGCTCCAACATTCGTATTTGTCATCAGAATATGTAGTTTTTGTGAGCGTGTATATATATTTTTTATTATTTCGAGCCTTTTCAATAGTTTCAATGTATGAGGACGTTATTTTATCTAAATACGTTTTCATCTCCACGAGTGATGCAGTATATGAATACAATACTATGTTTATTTTATCCGTTTTAGTGGAAGATTTTGATTTATCAGTGTTGTCGCCATCTTCGGATACTACGTCTGTAGTAGCGTATATGTTTAATTCTTTGCAAAACACAAAAGGTGTTTTCTGTGACACTATAAATATATCAGAATTTGTTTTGTTTTTTTCACCATCAACGTATAAATTGAAAACACTCACAAATTCTTTTATCTCGTATATGCTAGTATTATTATTTATATTATTAATTATATTGAACCAAGCAGCTTTAAATCGATCAGAAAAAATAGATGACACAGATATTTGAGAGGAATAATTATTCACTCCTATGCATTTTTTCCCTTCAATGACAATGACATTTTTTTTATATAGCAGCGACTTTATTGATTCTTTAATGTTACACATACTATAAGAAGAAAACGATGACATAAAATTGTTTTCATATGCTATTTTTATTATATAGCTCATCGTGGTTAAAATAATAGTGGACAATATCGTGTCAATAATTGGATTATTTGTACTTATTTTTGAAAATATCGAAATGCGCACGGCGTCATTGAATGTTCTATAAATCATATCATTTATATTTCCTAATGACATGAGTGTAATGTTATAGTATGTTGTGATATGGTATGTTATGACAAAGGTTTAATATGGTTTTACTATATTATATTATTATATATTCCTTCGGCTAAAACTTGTTGAAATTGACCATCGTTTTGGACAACATGTAATATATAAAACCAAATAAACCACTCGTAAAAACGAATCCATAAAGGTTGGTGTTACCATCCTTTGAAAACAAAGCGGGGATATAATGGTACAAATATTTTTTGAAAATGGGTAGTTGAAATAAGAAATATAAAATGGCGAGCAAAAGAGGTGTCTGAAATTCATCATATAATTGGTCTAAACCATTATCATGCTCGGTGTTCTTATTATAATTGTTAATAATGTCTTCATTGTCTTCATTTTCTTTAATGTAGTCATGATTACTAGTTTGTGGAATATAGTTAGGTTGAATTTGTTCATCCTGAGTCAATGTTTCAGTTGTTCGAGGAATATCTCTAGACTGCAATTGGGTCAACCCGGAAGAACTGGCTTGTTGTAAACCATTGACTATTTGTGCGATGGTCGATTGATCTAAAGACATAGATGGTTGATTTGTATTAGTAGGTTGTGTAGTGGATATTTTTTCATTCGCAGAAAAGCTAACATTTCCTCCAATACTTCCACCGCCAGCGGGGTCGGTTGGTAAATCATTTATACTTGTGCTATTGTTATCGCCCATATAATTATAATACAGAATTTGATTATAATGATATTTACGCATATTCCTTCGACAATGCTTTGCATGACTACGGAATATAATCGGAAAACTCCGACTCGCTTCGGCTGCCTCCGGCAACTACGTTTTCCTCCATAATCGGTAACTATGGATTATGTAATTACATCTGTCTTAGAAGCGTCGCATTTTGTCGAAGCAGATTTATAAGTATAACATTTGTCTTGGTATTTGTATACCTTTCCGTCCATTTCATCTAGAGGAGGGGCTTTAAATATGATACAATTTTTCTCCTTGCAAATGGTTCTAAAGAGAGACGCCAACCCTAATCCCAATATAATCGACATTAAATATCTACCTGTTTTAGTATGTACAAATTTTGCCAGGTACATTTATATTATATGGATATTAGATTTGAATAGGTGTGCCTTTTATTAAAGATGGGTTGGTGGGGCATTTTACTTCGTCTGATTGATATTGAAAACAATTATCAGCTCTATCCTTATATTGTACTTTACCTACATTATCCGGGTTCGGATAAACATAAATAGTTTTCATATCAGGACCCATGATATAGACAAAAAATAGTCCAATTGCTAAACTAATAATGAATATGGGTAAGGATATATATTGCTGCATCTACTAATATATGTTATAATTATTTTTCCAAAAGATCAGAAATCAGAATTATATCCACAAATAAGGACCTGTTCCTTTTAATTCTGTTTCAGATTTCAATGGTTCAACCTCTATATCTGCTCGTTTACCATGCACCATCCAATAGAATTTACCATTTTTCCCATATACTGAAAATGAACAACCTAACACTTCTGATACATTATATGTTTTAACTTGTTTTCCGTCATATATGGGAGTAATTTGAATAGAAAAATCGCGTGCCAATGCGTCAACGTAGTTGGGTAAGTTTATAGTTGCATAGCAATTATTTATGATTTCACCACTGCCTCTATAATATACACCAGACTCAGGACCTTCTAGACAAGCATGCACTAAATAATTTTCCTTTTTAGTTGGGTGATCAATAACGAATGTTTTGTTAGCATTGCAAATGATTTCTTTTGTATTTGAATTCCATACTAATACACCACTAGGATCAGTAATATTGTCAGTAGTCATTCTAATAGGATTAATATAACAAGCATTAGCTGTTGAACCACTTAATGTAGTATTACATGCATCAATAATTATACTATTGTCTGGTTGATAACTATTTCCCGCATTTTGACCAATGGCAATACTATTTACACCTTGGCCCGAATACCCCGCACCATAACCAATAGCAATAGAATTGTTGCTTTGATCTGTGTGTCCAGCATTTTGACCAATAGCAATAGAATTGTTGCTTTGATTTTCATATCCTGCGCTATCTCCAATAGCTATTGATTCAGTTGATTGTCCATATTGACCAGCATATAAACCTATTGCAATGGCATTATTTTTTTGTCCTGTATTTCCTGCACTTTGACCAATAGCTATGGAATAGTCAGATTGATAATATTGACCTGCGTCTGAACCAATAGCAATAGAGTTGTTATTTTGCTCCATTTTACCTGCATTTTGACCAATAGCTATAGAACCACCATGTTGTCCAGTATTTCCAGCATAGTAACCAATAGCGATACTAATGTCCCCTTGACTATATTGACCTGAATAAGGTCCCACCGCAACTGAATTTTGACCTTGAATATATTGTGCTGTATAATATCCAATAGCAGTGGAAAAATAACCTTGTCCATTTTGCCCAGCATTAAACCCAACTGCTAATGCATTATTATATTGTCCAGTATTTCCAGCATTGTAACCAATAGCTATACTTTTTTTTCCTTGTTTATATTGACCAGCATTAAACCCAATTGCAATACTGCTTACATCTTGAGCAAAATACCCAGCATTACCACCTATAGATATTGAATCCATTTTTTGACCAGTATTTCCAGCATTTTGACCAATGGCGATACTATTTGCACCTTGACTATATTGACCGGCAAATTGTCCCATTCGAACCCCTGTGCTTCCAACTGACCATACAGAACCACTATCATTCCAATACAAATAATCGCCCCAATTTGTTCCACTTACTAAAGAACCTCCTGAACCAGGAGGACCTGTGGCACCCTGTAAGCCAGTAGCACCAGGCGAACCATCTGCTCCAGGAGGACCCGTAGCACCAGTAGCACCAGTAGCACCAACAGACCCTGTAGTGTTATAACTCATGGATGCATCATAGGTTAATTCTTTTGTGGTAGGGTTCCATGCCAAAAAACAACTACTACTATCAGCGGTAACTGGTCTAATAGGATTAATATAACATGCATTGGATGTTGAACCATTTAGTGCTGATGGAGTTGCTGTGTTTCCTGCATCAATAACAATGCTATATGCGGGTTGATTTGAAAACCCAGCATTTCTACCTATAGATATGGAATTGTAACCTTGACCAGTATTTCCCGCATTATAACCTAGCGCAATTGCATATTGATTCTGACTATATTGTCCAGCATGCCACCCTATGGATGTGCTGTATGCTCCTTGATAATTTTGTCCAGCTGCATGACCAACAGCAATACCAAATTGGTCTTGATAACTTTGAGCTGCTTTATATCCTATTGCAATAGCCTTTCCGCCAAATTGAGCAGTACCCCCTTGTCCCGTATTTCCTGCATTAGATCCAATTGCGATAGAATATTGTGATTGGTTATTAATGCCCGCATTAATACCGATAGCGACGGCTTCAGTTCCTTGATAAATTTTTCCTGCATTTACGCCTACAGATATAGAATTGCTTTGTTGTCCAGTATTTCCAGCATTTTGACCAATGGCGATACTATTTGCACCTTGACTATATTGACCGGCAAATTGTCCCATTCTAACTCCTGTGCTTCCAACTGACCAACCAGTATTACCCCAATACAAATAATCGCCCCAATTTGTTCCACTTACTAAAGAACTTCCTGAACTAGCTGATCCGGACAAATCAAATCGTAACCATTGACACCCAGTTGCACCTATTCCACCTGTACCACCAGATGTTATAGATATTCCTGTACCTCCTATAAAATTAACATAATCTTCTTTTACAGCAGTTAAAGATATTTGACCATCTACCTCCCAATATTTAAATGTACTATTCATAGAAATTTTAGCAGTTCCTGCATCTCCAGTAATACCAAATCCAGAATCAGAATCAAACAATAATGTAGTAATATTACCAAATGTTACACCAGTAGCTCCGTATGTACCTACTATTAATGCAGGAGCAATACCTGTAGCACCAACAGGACCAGTAGATCCTTGTGCGCCCACAGCACCCGTGCTTCCAGTTGAACCTTGCGCACCAACAGCTCCAGTGCTACCAGTTGAACCTTGAGCACCAACAGCTCCTGTGCTACCAGTAGAGCCTTGTGATCCAACAGCACCCGTGCTTCCAGTTGATCCTTGTGCTCCAACAGCACCCGTGCTACCTGTACTTCCCTGAGCACCAACAGCACCA